GTGAATATTCAGCAATACTTGAGACCTTACATTTGGAGCTTTTGGTAACTCGCGAAACAATCCTTCAGATATATTATCAAAGAACAACCCAATCATTAGTTAGTTTCATACATGTGACCTATATACAAATTACCACGTTCTTAACGGACAATTTGATTCTAACAATAGCTTCTACGTATCCTAAATCAACTTGTATTTCACACTGTCTTTTCTGCAAATTGAGTTCTCTTAAAACTCGATCTTTATAACACTTAATAATATTATTTGATCTTAGTCTACCATCTTTGGTTACTGTCGAGGAGCTACTCCCTTTATATGATTATTTTTTGTGTTTGGAAAAAGAGAAGGCTAAGAAACTCTTAGCCTATTAATTTTTGAAGCCACCAAAATGAGTGATAACTCCACCAGATGCCTTAGCAACCGCTTCAAGCTCACGCTTTGCTTCCAAACGTGTACCAAAAGCTTCTTCAATTACTGACTTAGTGCTTGTGCTACCATCTTTATTCTTCACTTTAAAATCGATTACTGCGTAGAAACCATGCTTTACTACTGCTTTCGGCTCTGCAAATTTGTCACCTTTGATAATATTCTTGTTCTCTGTCATAATGTAGTTCCTCCAATAAATTATTATTTTTTATATATAATTCTCACTTGGAGTGAGTAATTATTAAATTAAGCAAGACCTCTTTGCTCATTCGCTAGGTCGTTAAAGCCTTGTAATTCTGTCAATCTTCGTAGTGTGTATTTTCGTTTTGGTTGTCGCTTGCCAAGATTGTCAACCTTATCCAAAGTTCTCTCAAGAGTGTTTTTGAATCTAGCTTCATAGGATTGAAGCAGGTTGTAAATCTCACTTTGCTGTTCCATTCTATCTTTGATAACTCTACGCTCTCTGCGAATTTCTTGCAATCTCTTAGCTAGATTATAACCCTGACTCGCATTAAAAGTAAGATTTTCAATGATATGTAGGATGTCTTGCGTTTCTTCATCAAGTCGTTTAAGCTCACTGAGATTGATTTCTCTATCAATCTTCAATTCTTCCATGTTCTTAATTATACCTGCAAGGCTGTCTCTGTAATCAATTCTTACTTTTTCATTAGTGATGTTTGTCATAAGCATCTCTCCAATTCGTGTTTTTATGTTTTAAGGCTTATCTCAACCTTATAAACTTATTATACCATAATTTTTAGTGTTTGTCAACGATTGTCTTGAAGTTTTTTTAAACTTTCTTCATCGAAGGTGTAACCTTCTAACAATCTATTGAAAACATCAACACCTTGGTCGATTGGCGAATTTTTATTCTCAAGAATATTGTCCGTATCATAGATAGCCGAAACCGTTCTACCTTGAAACATCTTCATACCCTCTATAATGTCTCCAATCTTGATACCTTTATCATAACATAAAACAATCTCTATGTCAAGTCCTAATTGCTTAACAATTTGTACTTGTTCCTCAGAAATCTCGGAAGCTCCTATTGCGAGAGTGTTAAATATTCCATTACTGTAAGACTTCATGCAGGATTTTTCTGCTTCAAAGATATACACCTTTTTATCTATTAGGATATAAGGGTGAGCGTAATGGAAATTGAACCACTCATAACGATTCTGAAAACGATGTAAATAGAGATACTTTCGGTCATCGTCCTCATCCTTCATTATACGACCTTTCACGCCCACAAGCTTTCCAAATCGATTTCTCATAGGCATAACTACACGTTTACTCTCCATGTCAAATCCTATGCCATATAACATCTGTGTTCTGTATGATATTCCTTCCTCAATCCAAGATTTATATGGCAAAGGTTTTCCAAAAGGGTAGTATTCTTCCAGTATTGACTCTGGTATTACAGGATTAGGCTTGATTTCTCTTCTCTGCTTCTTACCCTTTAGGATAGCCTTTAAAGGTGCTACATGGTCTACCTTTGGCGTATATCCCTTCTCGCCCTTTAGAAACTGATTCCACCCCAACGTTTCACATATAAACTTCTTGGCGTTGTGCAGGTCATCTTGAATCTCTTGACCACGCTTATCATGAAATATATATGAAACTAGGTTGTATATGTCTCCGCTAAAACCTAACGTCCTGATAGATGAAGACAGATGGTTCTCCATCTTCACCTGTACAGAGCGTTTGTTGTTACTGTGGAATCTGTCTGGTAGCTGTGCTATGTATCTCATAACACCTTCCTGTCTTACGTGTTCGCATCCTATGGCTTCTAGAATATCTCCTATTTTGTCTTCTTCGTATATCTTTTTCTTAATATCCTTCAAATCTGCCATAAGCTATCATCCTATCTTCCAGACTTATCGTTCGCAACGAATGTCCAACCAATTTCCTTAAAGTGGTTCGCATTAAAGTTGGGTTCGATAACTAAAACTGGCTGTCCACCGTCATTTGCTTGCCCGAAGCGATTCTTAGGTGTAAACCATAAATAGTATGTCTTCCCTTTTTCCAATGTGAAAAACTCCTTGTCATAGCCACCACTCTCTTTCTTTTTCAGTCTATAACAATCTAATTGCTTCTTCTCTCCTTGATACTCGTCTGCCCATGCCGCTCTAAACATATACATGATACTGGCTTCATTCTTTGACGCTTTACCTTCACCGATAGCTTCATAGTCTAGGTATCTGTTTTTCAAAGCTGAGTCAGCCAACTGGAAGGTCACAACTGTACGCAAATTCATTCCACCTGCATTCTTACGTGTTAAGCGATAGATTGTCTTCATGTCTTCGACAAATGTTTCCCAACGTTTGTCATGCTTAGACTCATCAGAAACTTTGTGAGTGTCCACAAGAAGGTTCACATATCCACGATTTGCCCAAAATCGTACAATCTTCTCTACATCTTTCATTATGTACTTTTCCATGAAGATTAGCTTGATTGTTCCATTTTGCTCATCAAGAAGCTCTTTCATCTTTCCAAATGCTAGATGAATCAATTCTTTATCCTTCTCTTGAAGTTTACCATTGACCATGCGTTTGCGGTCAAAAGTTTTGCCATATTCATTCCATAGGATTGTTAGTACAATCTTTTGTCGGAATGCCTGTGCGTCTTCTTCGTTTAGGATAACGATTGTCTTCTCATTGTTGGCTACACACGACATGACAAACTTCTCTGCTGTAATAGATGATTTACCTGTTCCCCCGAAACCGCCTATCATTGTTACGTGTGCTCTAGGTATGCCTTGAGAGATACTATTTAACAGGTAACTCTTATAGTATGGAAGCATCTCTGCTGACTCTTCTTCTAGCTTTCTGATAAACTCATCTGCATCGATATACAAGTCTTCTGCTTCATACCTGTTTACATTGTCAAGGGAAATCTTATTCATCTTATCTGTCCAAAACATTGTAAGATGCTCCCTTGTCATTTTCTCCCAATCGTACTTACCTTTCTTGATTAAAACCTTATCCCCAAACAGGATATAAAGCTGTCTAATGACATAGTTTTTCTTTATTGTTTCATAGTAATAGTCCACGTTGTCTGCATTATCTTTTACGATATCTACTGCATCATCTATTGGTGTCATGCCACCATATTCATCGAAGTCTGCTACGATGTTATATTCCTTGACTTTCGTTTTAACTGTAATGTCATCGAAGACTTTGATACCTTCTCCAAACATTCTTCTACCTAAATCAAAGTAGAAACCCCAAACGTCATGAATAAACTCATCTTGCGAAAGTGTGTCACCATATTCGCTATAGTTGTTATATGGGTCTGCCCACATTAGACCAACAAAGTATGCTTCATTAATAGAAGCACCTTTATTAATCTTCTCTACCTCTTTTTTGACTGTCTCTTTAGTTGTGTCTTTTGCCATTAATTATCACCTCATGATTAATCGTCCAAGAAATCTGTAATGTCTTTTGCTTTGCTAGGTTTTTTATAATTAGTTTCAAAAACCTGTTCTTCGACATCCATTTTCTCGATATGCTTCTCCATCTGGATTTTCTGTTTCTCACGCTCGATAGCACGTAACTCGATTACATAGATTTTGTCTATGATAACCGTTAACGCATATCTGAAAGCATTCATAAATCCAGTGAAATTCTTGACTCTATTATAATACTCAATAGAATCAGAGCAATGCTCGAAAGTCTCTTTAATAAGGGGATAAGTGAAGCCTTGCTTATACCTCTTACCTGTGTTTTGCTTCTTGAATACAGGCTCTCCATTGCGAAGCTTCTGTAATAGGCTGTAAGCTTCTTTGGATAATCCCTGCTTCTGCACACCGTAAATCTCTTCAATAACCAATCGTAATTCGTCAAGCTCTTTTGCTTCCTTGTCGAGAAACGCTTGACGCTCCAAAAATAATTCGTGGCAATGTTTGTGGTAGAATTTCTTTATAGGTCGTTTTTCACCAACGACTTCAAACTTCATATCTTCCATTAAAGTATCGTCAAGGTTACACCATTGACATTTTCGTGTTTTCTTTGCCATGTTATCAACTCCCTTATGAATAACATTATACCATTATTTTTTAAACTTGTCAATAACTTTTTTCAAGAACAAAGACCGCTCTATTGAGCAGTCTTTACTATGTTCTCAATCTCAGCATAAACGTCTTCATTCGTCTTTCCGTCTGTCTCGATTGCGTGTATATTAATGTTACTATAGTTTAACTTCAACCCATAGAAAAGGTTGTAGTACATATTTTGTTGCTTAATAGATTCCTCCACTGATTCCTCTACTTTGCCGAATGGGACTTTATCTCTTGTTAATCGATTCTGTAATTCTTCTCGGTCTTCGACTGTTAAGAAAACGACATCGATTTTAACATCTTTCCCCAAATTATCCAACTTACTGCAAAGCTGTCTATGTACGCTCTTAAAGTTATACTCTTTGTATAATTCAGAGAATACTGTTTCAGTAAAGAAAAATCTGTCGAATACATATCTTGAATCATGACCAATCTTCCCTAACTGTTCAAACAGGGACATCCATGAATTGTAATATTCGACAACTTTCTTCAAACCTTCATCTCCATCATCATGGAAACCTGTGAAGTTTATTAGTGTAGTTTCAGAGATTCTTTGTCTTAACTTGACAGCTAACGTACTCTTCCCTGTACCTCTAGCACCTTCTAAAATCACAATATGCAATATTGTCAACCCCTTTTCACTATAGTAACGTTAACGGTTCTTCTACCCCAATTTTCAGACTGTGTAGTGCTTCCCATTAACACATCCAATTTATTTCCATTGATTGCACTTCCAGTGTCTAGTACAATATATCTGCCTAGACCTTCAATGTCAATAATGCTATTCAACGGAATCACACTTGTATCTGCGGCTACTATACCCATACCATTATAAGTAATGGTGTTAGATATGTCATAGCCTGTGCGTGTGACTACCTTTCCACCGTATGTACCATTTTCGGAAGGGTCGTTGGTGTAGGCAGTAGCGACCATTTGTAAAACCCTTCCATCAGTCTTTGCTAATTCTTGCTCCTGCACTTGCGGTTGAGCCTGTGGCTCTGGCTTCTGTGCTTCTGCTAGTTCAGCTTTCAACTGATTAATTATAGTTTGTTGCTGAGTGATTTTACCTTCTTG